GGGCGGGGGCGGGTTTTGTATATACGGGGTTCAGGGGTGCAAAAGGGTAGGGTTCATCGTCAGGGGTCAAGCAATTACGGGGGGCCCCCCCTCCCCTCTCCCCTTTAGGGGAGGGAGGGGGACCGTATGCTGACCCGATGATGGGGTATTAAAAATCAAGAACTTAGGAAAAATGGGCAATCATTACACGTATATACAGTTGACCCTCAGTTGACCCCTAATGCTACAAGGGTTTACGCGAAATCGGGTCAGGAAAAAAAATGGTAGCTGACCCTCGAGCTGACCCTCGGGGTTTTTGGGTTAGGTTGAGGGGTTCTGATTGGTGGGTTCGATGCGGAGGATGGCCAGGGCGATTTCGGCGAGGAGTCGGGCAGCGGTATCGAAGTCCAGGCCATGGATTTGGGGGTCGGGGATTTGGGCTTTGCCTTCGCCGCGCCAGCCTGGGGTGAGGAGGACGACACGGTGTTTGCCTTCGTGGGAGGCGAAGTAGGTATTGGGGCGAGGGGGTTTGGTGGGGACGGGGAGTTTGAGTTCGGATTTGCCGGTGCCTGGGTGGTTGATGGTGATGGTGAGGAGGGGCGGGGTTTTTTGGGGGTGTGAGTTCATTTTCGTTTTCGTTTTCGTTTGGGTTTTAGGCTATTGGGGTGGAGAAACTCGAATGCCTCCCGTTGGTTGCGCATCCAGTCGCAGAAGGAGAGGCTTTTGGGGATTTCGTGGGGGAGGATTGCATCGGAGGGCGGATCGGAGAATTTGGACTCTTTCCAGGCGCAGAGTTTGACCCGTCTTTCTGGGTCTGGGTCGGGCATGGGGGTGGGCTAGTTTGAGATTTTTTGGTCTGGATTAGTCCGGTGAGCGAGTAACGAGTAAGGAGGGGTGTGGGAAAGTGCGGTAAGATTCCCACACCCCATTGTTCCATGTGGAACGGCTCTTATTGCTCAGGTTGTTGCTCCTGGGCCGGTTCCTCGGCGGTGTGGGGCCCGGGGCAGGGTGCCGATCCGTCTGCCGTTTCGGGGGCCGAGTCGCAGCATTCGGGTTCCGGCGCGGCCGGTTCGGGTTCCTTTTCCGGTGTCGGGGCCGCTTTGGCAGCCGTTTCGGGGCTCAGTTCCGTGGGATCCACGGGTTTTTCGTTTTCGGACACGTTCGTTCCTTTCTTTGGGGGTTTCGTTTCGGGGACTGACACCCCACTAGCAGGGTGTCAGGATTACGGGTCAGATTCCTCGTCGTAGTCGTCAAAGGTGGGCACCACATGGACGGGGCGAGCTTTGTGGCCGCCCAGGTCGGTGTTGAAGTCGTGCTCGCGGATGCGGGGATAGCCACCTTCGAGCCGTTCCAACCGGTGGATCAAGGCCTGGGCCTCGGCTTTCCAGTTGGCGGGACGCTCCCGCTTGAGCTTTTCGATCAAGGCCAGGATACGGGAGCGGTCTTCGGGCCGCGCTTTGTTCCAGTATCTGCCCATGGCAACCTCAGATTCCCGGGTCGATGGCACTGGGCTCATCATCCTCGAACTCGGGGGGTTCCAGGCGGATCCCGGTATTGGGCAGCACCTGGGTGCACCGGTCATCGAACATCCAGGCCATGGCATAGTCCTTTTCGTGGGTCGATTCGAGCTCTACGCCGATATGCCGGAAGGTCCAGACCCGAATGGCCTGGGCGGCATGGACCCGATCTTGGGGTTGCTTTTGGGGGCCTACCCGGGCGGTGAAGATCTTCACTTTCCAGCCCTTGGCGAGCAGATCCTGCACAAAAGCCACCATTTTTGGGATCGGCGGCCCGATGTGGTCGGGGCCTTTGAAGCCATCGTAGTGGGCCAGGGTGCCGTCCAGGTCGACGCCGATCCAGCCTCCGTGTTTGTTGGGGTCTTTGATGATCATGAGTGTTTCCTCGGTTCCAGATCATGGGCCAGCATGGCCGTGACGTTAAGGTGGACTTCGAGTCTGAAGGCTTCGGACTCACTGGAAGTGGTGATTTGGCCGCATTTAGGGAAGGTTTTCTTCCATCGCCAAACCGCATCCGGCCAAGCAGATGTCTGCGACCAGCCTCGGCGTTGGATGAATCGTCGCATCATGTCGTCCGACTGGTCGGAGTGGTCCTCGACTTCTGCGATTTCCTCATCGATTTGCATAAGCAATTCGCGTGTCACGATCTCGTTGATGTCTTCAGGCATTTTTAGGAAGTTTGAGGTGGTTGCTGCGGTTGCCGGGGTTCCAGGTCTTTGGCAAAGACCCCTCGGAGGTGATTGATGATCGCCGGCGCATCAGCCGTGCGAAAGGTCATTTCCTTGAACGGGAAGGTCGGGGCTTGGGTTCGAGCGGCCGTTTGATAAGCCACGGTGAACTCCTGCAGCATGGAGAGGGTCCACATCATCGGCTTCTCCTGCGTGGTGGTCCCCTCCTGCACCTGGCCGCTCGGGGTCGGCGCGGGTTGCGGCGGGGTTTTGGTGATGACGATGTGCCGGTTGGGGTCCGGTGCCGGCGGGGGCAGATCCATCCCGGGCGACTGGGCCGACCGCGGTTCTTTTGGGGTCGCCGCGGCGGGTCGATTTAGCCAGGGAGCGGCCGCATTCCGCGCAGCCTCATCGACCAGCTCCTTGTAGAGTCGGCTGATGTGGGTGGTGGCTTCGGCCGGGGTCATCTTCTGGGCTTTGTGCACCAGGCTCTTCATGTAGATCGCCCCGGCAAAGAAAGCGTGGCGGATCTCATCGGCATCCATGGGGTTTTCCGGCGGTTCATACCAGGTCTTGAGGAAGTGAGCCCAGGCCGTGGCCATTGAGGTGTAATCGGCTGGGAACGTGGGGCCTTTTTGTCTGAGTTTGAGGGGCATTGCGATTCCTTTCTAGGTTTGGTTTTAACTGTTCGATCCTTTGGTGTATAGACCTTGCTCGTTTTTGCCGAGCTTCTTGTTGTCCACCAAAAGGGCTATCGCCTTCTTGGCGTTGGTTTCCTGAACGTCGATGCCCAGGACATTGGCCGCATACGTGCGCAGCCGGCTCCAGATCGAGGTGTGCGTTTCTCCCTCGGGTGGAATCAGGGCGGTGAACTCATGCAGGTTGGCGGCCGCGATCCGCTCGGCCGCTGGACCCAGCTTGCGGCTCTTGACCGCGACCTCGCCGGTGGTTGTGGCCGAGGCCACTTCCTCGGGTGGATCGGTCTGAATCCAAAAGATGTCACTCTTGGAATGCTGCAGCAGCACAATCTGGGTCGGATCCCCGTTGGGATGGACCGCCTGGGCGCGGGAACCGCGCTTGGAAAAGATCAGCTCATAGGTCTGGTCGGGCAGCTGGTTGAGGATCATCACCGCCCTGGCCCAGTTGGTCAGCTCGCTGGAGCCCATCATCACATAACTCCACTCGGCCATGGATCGCTGGGCCCGGGGCTTCTTGCTCGAGGGCTGATACTCCTTGGGCGGTTTGCCGGTGTGATGGATGCCCAGGAAAGCCACGCCGGAATTGGTCAGGATCGGATTGAGCCAGTTGCGGCAGAACCGGCCGACCACCTCCTGCTTGGAAATGTCATCGCCGATGAAGGAGAGCAGAGGATCCACCACCACCACATCGGGTTCATGATGGTCCACCAGCTTCTGCAGGGAATGGATGAAGGCCTCGCCGGTGTCACTCACGTTGTGGTTGGTCACCAGGTTAGCGTCCACCATCTTCAAGGAGGGTTCATGCTCGAGGATCTCCAGGCCACGGTAAATTCCGATGTCCATGTCGTGCATGTCGGCCAGGTCGTTCTCGGCCTGGATCATCAAAACCTTGAGCGGACCAGGTGGGGTCACGCCGAAGACCGGTTTGCCGATCGACCAGGCCATGGCGATCTGCCGGCCCAGGCTCGACTTGCCGATCCCCGAGGGGCCGACCAGGATCGCGGATCCACCTTTGCGCAGCCAGCCATTGCCGGCCACGGTTTGACTGTCGTCCTCGGGCCGATAGAGCCGGATCGTCTGCGCGTCGTAAGTCTTGCCGATGCCCTGGACCAGGAGGTGCCGGCTCCATTCACTGAAGGAGCTGCAGCCGATGTCAGTGGCCAGGAGCATCTGCTTTGTGTCGCCACGCTTGGCATCGGGGCAGCGGGAGAACCGGGAGGGATTCTTGTTGTGCGTGTCCGGTTCATACTTGGCAAAGTGGTTGTAGACGATCGCGACCCGCTCGTCGTATTCCTTCCGGTCCTTGGCATCGATCTTGACCCAGGCGTGGAGGCTCTTCTTTCCCGAGTAAAGAACGGCCGCGCATGGCAGGTTGCTCTTGGTGAAAAGGAGCCACTGCTCGCGCAGTGGGATCTTGTCGAACTCCAAAAGGCAGTGCCGGTGAACCGTGACGTCGTCGTCGCGGCCGCGCCCCTCGGGGTTCATGGGGTTGACTCTGATATAAACGCCGACCGGAGGACCGCCCAGGCGATAATACATGGCATTGATGTCCCCATACTTCTCGAGCTTGGCCAGCCACTCCTCCTGCAGGAGCACACAGCCACCTCGGGGATCGCAGCCGACCAGACCGTCTTCGGTGATGCCACTCATAACCGACACGCCTTCACCTGGTCGGAAGCAGGTTTTGAGGAGCTGCTCGAACCCGTCGAGCTTGCCCTTGGGTAAATCGATCTTGGAGGCCTCGCTTAAGTCATACTCGAACTTCGGTGCCTCGGGTCGCCACGCCGCACCAGGTGCGATGTAAGAGGGTCGACCAGGTCGAGTGGATCGGTGGGTCAGAAGGTAGCCCCGGGGTTTGTCGAAAGGTTTATTCTGCGCCTCAGTGATCTTGTGCTGGAGCTCGCGCTGGCTCCATGGAGGCTGGCAGCTTTGGTTCCACTCCTGCAGCAATGCCATGGCCTCGTTTTCGGGCAGGTTGAAACCTACCACCAAAGCCCGGGCGGCGTTGAGAGTTTGGGAATGTCCTTGTTGTCCGCTGACTGCCGGCGGAATCGCTTTGAGATATTTTCTGGCTTGTTCGTATACGTCCATGATTACTCCTTAAGGAGCGACGAGCGGGGATGAACCCACCCGTCGCTTTGTTGTGCCCTGCTTTGCCCAGCCGCGCCACCGCCGAGCAACTACCCGTGCGGCGTCGCACGACTGCGCCTTTGCGTTGGGCCGTAGTGTGCTACCCAGCCAGGCCAACGCCAGGCCTGGACTTGCTTCGACGTGAGATGCAAAGCCCTTGCTTTGCCATCAGGGCCCCGCCCCGCTCGGCCTTCGCATTGACATGGCGTGACTTGCCTGGCCTTGCCATCGCTTGGTACCGATTCGCTGGGCCCCGCTTCGCCTTGGCAATGCTCAGACTGGCTCGGACGGGCGCAGCAACTCAATGCCTCTGCATCGCATTGATTGGCTTCGAGCGGCCATGCCGGCGCGAGGTTTCGACTTGCCTTGACGTGCCGTCGCCGAGGTCGTGCGAGGCTTAGCCGGACTCTGCCTTTGCAAGGCGGGGATTCACGTAGCGTCGCCGTTGCGGTACTGAGTGGTGCTGTAACAGGCGTCGCGATGACTGGCCGTTGCTTAGCACCGTACTGCCGTGCCGTGCCGTCGCGGAGTGATGAGCCGCTTTGCCTTCGCCCAGCGGTTCTGAACCGTGCCACCGCATTGTCACGTTGAGCCCCGCCTTTGCTGTGCTGGTCAAGGATCGGCGTGGCGACGCCATCGCTTCGCGTTGTCGGGACTGGCCATGCCACTGCCCATCGGGGCAATGCCAATCGGGGCTGAGCTGTGCCGGGGCAATTCTTCGCGTTACCACGCCATCGCCTAGCAGTCCGAGGGCTGCCTTCGCAAGGCTTTGCTGAGCTGTGCCTTTGCTGGGCGTTGGCAAGATGGGCCGGGACATGCTCGGCCATCGCCCTGCGAGTCTCTGCATAGCCGAAACTACGCTTCGCCGTGCTTGGCTTCGCCACTGCCCTGCTAGTCAAGGCCACGCCTTCGCATCGTGAAACTATGCTTAGCGTTGCCAAGGCCCCGTGTAGCGGAGCTGCACTGAGCCGGTGCGCGGACGAGCGTTGGGGTGCTTTGCGTTGCCCAATGCCTTGTATCGCGGAGCAAAGACCGGCCCAGCCCCAGCGTGGCGGAACGGAACCATGCGCGGCCATCGCCCTGCGAGTCTCTGCATAGCCGATACTGGGCATGGCTTTGCGGGGAGTTGCATCGCCGGAACCGCGCTCGGCTGGGCTGTGCGCTGAAGTGCCGTGGCGATTCGTCGTGTCGCGGGGCATCGCCGTTGCTAAGCAATGAGAGGGACTGCCATCGCGTCGCGTCGACCCGGGCCGCTTTGCCTTCGCGAGGCTGTGGTGTTTTGCGCCAGACCATGCCGCCGCCACCCAGAGCCGCTCGCCGCCCTGCCTAGGCAGATCGGTGCGAGGAGCAGCCTTTGCTTTGCGTTGTGGGTTACGGTTCATCCCAAAGCCTGGCCAGTGCCATGCGAATCGCGGCTATGCCAAACGTAGGTCCACGGTGTTGCGCACCTCAGTGCCTTTGCTTTGCTCAGGTACGCGCCGTGACGCCTCGCCCAGACGTGCCTTAGCCATCGAGTTGGCCCCAAGTGAATCGACCTTTGCCGCTATTGCGCCATTGGCCGAGGCCTCGGAGCTTGCCGTAATCGAGCCAGAGTTGAATCCACCGGCCCAATTCCTTGGTGAACCATTCTATCTCGCACTCGAGAGTGCTGTCAGGTGGAACGGTTTCGCTTCGGGCAACCGAAACACGGCGACCTTGGGCGGTGTCCGCAATGAGCGGCCGCTCGCAAAGACTGATTTGACCGCCCTCCGGTATTGTGATGGGGATGAATCGCGGGAAGACAAAGATGCACCCGTCGATCTTACTCTTGTAAGCCGACAGCTTGTCCATGCCGTCCCGAAATTCCTTATCGAAACGGTTCATGGCACCACAGGCATCTTTGAAGAAGCCCTTGATTTGGTAGTCGTAGATCCCCGGGCAGTCCTCCTGCCGGTGAAAAACCGAAGTGCCTCGCTGTTCTACATTCTCGGCATTTTCGAGTTCATCTTTGGCAGGGTGACCATCGGGGTGTTTGCTGGCCACGTAATCGGCAAACACATCTGGATTGTCCGGTTTAGTAGCCAGAAGCTCCTCGAACAGTTTGATTTTAATCTTCATTTTCATGGAGACTTCTTTCTGGTTTTTGGTTTTTGTCTTGCACTCAACCCCTCCAATTTGCGAAGAAACTTACGCGAACTGTGGTTTTGAGTATTTGGCGAGCGATTGGTTTTGGCACCTGCCAGCCAGTCGCTCGTCAATTTTTATCAGCTGATTTCGCTGAAATCTGTTCATGGGATAAGTGAAAAATCCACAAAGTCGAAGGCTGATTCTTTAATAACGAACAACCCCTCGAATTCAGGGAAACGATACATCAGGAGCCGTGCATAAAAGGCACGGTATTCATTCCTGAGTTTAAAGATCGGATCGGTTGTTTGGATCCGTGTCCAATGGCGCAATTGCTCCCACAGCGGACTGATGCCGTAATGTTCTTTGTGCCGGATGATGTCAAAGCAGGCCCCCACCAGAAGATAGTAGACCGTTGGGTTCTCCTGGTGGAATTTAACTGCTGCATCGATAAGAACTGTCTGCTGCTCGGTTGGTTCGCCTGTAATGGGGCGACGTCCTCTTGGATCGTTCAAAGGGAATTCAGATTGATCATCCATAACTGTGTTTCGAGTGCGGTTTGTATATACACGCGCATGTGTAATGACAAATCTTTTTTTTACCAGAGGCTGGATCTGTTGCCACTTGTTGCCAAATGCCAGCTGAATTTCTCGATCACGGTCGTGGTGGTTTTCTTCACCACAGTGAATTTCTCGCGATCGAGTCCACTGGGAAAATTTTTGGCTTTCTCAATGACGGCTTTCAAATCCGGCTCATAGGGGGTCGCGCAAACCATTCCATCACGTTCCGGCGGTCCTTCTACGCGATAAAGGACTTCATAGTGACGATAGGGATATCTCATGCCCCGATGGGTTCAACAAACCCGCTGGATTGTTTGTGGCCACCTCCACCAAAGGCCTTGGCAATGGCCGAGCAGTCGAAGTCATCCCGCGATCGCAGGCCCCACTGGCGCATACCGTCTTTGCGATCGAGATAATAGGCTGCGAACTTAGCTCGGGGGTGCCGCAACAAAAGCTCATTGCCGACCTCGGAAAAGAAAACCGTCGCGTTGCTGACCGGCACTAGATACTGGCCTTCTTGGGGCTCGAAGTCGGCCGGCACGATCCTGGGAGGATCGTTGCGCATGTCGAAGAGCATCATCCGCGCATGGTCAGCCATCATGTCCACCATCTGCCTGGTGAGCTTGAGGCAGGCGACGCCGGCAGAGACAATCTCTCGTTTCCCGATCTCACTATCCATCTCGCTCATGACATGCCTCCAGACCCCGAAGTCGAACGGGAGTGTCCGCATGTAAATGCTGATCGCTTCCGAATGTGGCAGTTTGAACTGCCAAAGGTCGCGGTCCTGCAGGTACTGGAACATCTTCGGCACCTTGAGCGTGGGGTGCCAATACTCCCAGGCCATGACCGCGCCGGATTTGGTCATATCGAACTTGAGGTGGATATTTTTGCACTGCAGCCAGCCGGTCGCATCTTTTTTGGCAAGATTGATCGTCTGCATTGGGCCCAAGGCTGCCAGCCAGGATTCAAAGGAGAGATCCTTTTCGGCCGTTGCGTGATGATCTAGGACCACCACTGTGTTTTTGTCCTGGGCGATCTCCAGCAGGACCGCCGGCGGATAGCTGAAGTCAACGATGAAGACGTCAGACAGCTTCTCCATCTTGGGCGGTTCCTTGCCGTAGAGAACCGGGATGTATTCGGCGTTAATGGCTTGGTTGTTGAAGTGGATCCATGCCGCCAGGGCGGCACCGAATCCATCGTAACAATTGCCGTGATAGAGCACGTAGACTTTTTGTCCATTCATAACTTGAGTTGGGTTTGTTCGTTTTGTTTTTGGCGTTTTTCCTCCAGGGCGATCATTTCCTCGGAGGCCTCCTGCAGTTCTTTTAGGCGGAAAAGTGTGTAGTAGATACATTCCATGGTTTCGATTTCATGGTTGGCTTTTTCGGCAGTCATCCTGCCTCCCTCGACCCATCGAGGGTAAACCCGCTTCCGCATGTTGAACTCGCGCCGAGCGCAGGCAACCATTTCCGCGAGAGTCTTCTCGCAGTCCTGCATGGTGTAATAGCTAGATTGTGTCATAGGGAACCGGCTTCGATTCTCGGGGGCTCAATTTCTCATCTCCTAACGCAACCGTGAGCTTGGCCAGGTCGGGTTCGGCCTTGGTCATGAAAACGATGATCCGGCTGAAAGCGTAGACCGGATTGGCGGTGAGCTTTTCGTAAGGCACGACCAGGCGATTGGGCACTGGGCTGTAAAGCCACTTGTGGGTGAATTGCATCCAATATCTGGCCTTCTGCCGGAACCACGGCCGCCAATCCTTCTTCGTCACGCCTTCGTCCAGGTGCATGACTTTCCATCCGGCCAAGGCATTGAATGGATTTCTGATTTGGACCAAATACAACCGATCCGGTTTGATTGGGACGTCCAGGTCGAAATCATGGGTTTTCTCCAGGTTGCATTCCTTGTTCTTCGCAAACCCGCGCTCGGGCCATTTGTAGACATCGGTCCAGTTGAGTTTGTCGCCGAAATACTTTTTCAGCACTCGCTGGAGGATGATGTGGCCGGATCTCGGGAAGGTCACGCACTGGGTGGGATAGATGCCATTGATGGGTTTCATAGGATTAGCGTTTTCGGTTCACGTCTGCAAAAAACTGTCTGGCCTCGGATTTGGTTGCTTTCCATGGGTCAGGGTGCCCCCTCTGATACATCGCCCACCGTTGCTTGTGGCTGGCGAGCTCCAGGTCTTTGTCCTGAAAAACCATGTCCAGCAGCACCGATGCATGACCTCTTCCTCGAACGGTTTCAATGTCAATGTTTGCCTCCTCGAGGTACTTGGCCTGCTTCTCTGTGACCGACTGCGTTTCCCAGTGCATGGTGGGCTGATAATCGGCAGCCTCGAAGTTGTCATGCGACATACAGAATTGCTCGGCACTGATGTATTTGGCTTTGCGTTTGGCAAGCCTTTCGAGCCGCTCGCGCAGGGTCGCTTCGCGTTCTGCGACGGCATCCCGGTAAAGATCGACCAGGTCGCGCTCCTCGCCGGCCCCGGCCGCCATATCCGTTGCTCGGTCGGCATCCTCGCGCTCTTTAGCCAGCAGATCGGCAGGATGGACAATGCGGTGTTTTTCATGAAGCCAGAGGAAATCCAGCAGGAGCAGGTTGTCCTTGGTTTCATGGATTCTGGTGCCACGGCCGACCATCTGAGCAAAGAGTGGCCTGGACCTGGTGGGTCGCAGGACTACCACGCAGTCGATTGTGGGGTCGTCATAGCCCTCAGTCAGGAGCATGGCGTTGCTCAGGACATCGAATTCCCCGGCGGCATACCTGGCCAGGATCTCCTGGCGGTCGGGGGATCCACCGTCCACATGCTGGGCGACCAGGCCGACGTTTCTGCAGGCGTCGACAAACTTGTGGCTGGTGGCGATGAGCGGCAGGAAAGCCAGGACTTTGCGGAAGCTGGCGTGTTTGCGGATTGACCAGGCGATGTCATCCAAGTAGGGCTCCAAGATATGGCCGAGCTGCTTGTCGTTGAAGTCGCCGGCCAGGAGTCTGACTTTTGAAAGGTCGATTTTGAGCGGGAGACTTTTGATCGTAATTGGACAAAGGAACTGCTCCTTGATCAATTCGATGAGCGGGACATCGATGGCGACACTCTCGAAATACTCGGCGAGGGTTCGTTTGTCGCCTCGGTCTGGCGTGGCCGTGCAGCCCAGCACATGTGCCTCGAAGTGTGAGAGCACTCCCTGCCAGCTCTCGCTTATGGCGTGGTGGGCCTCGTCAGCTACCACCAGGTGAAAGTGATTGGACGGCCACCGGTCGAGTCTCCTGATCATGGTTTGCACCGACGCGACAACGATCGGCGCATACACAGAGGCCTTTTGCTCTGCCTTCTCGATTTCAGGAACGATCCCGGTGGTCGCCCAAATCTTATCCCTGGCCTGGTTGATCAACTCCTCCCTGTGGCACAAGATCAATGTGCGCTTAGGCTGGATGAGTTGAGCTAGCCAAGCAAAGATAATGGTCTTCCCAGAGCCAGTTGGGAGGACCGCTAACAGTCGCTTGAATTCTTTGAATGCTGACTGGATGCATTCGAGTGCCTTTGCCTGATACGGCCGGGGCTTCATCTTAGAACGGAGTTTTCTTCTGCTCTCCATTGCTGTCGGCAGTGCCGGTCGGCTTACCGCGCAATTCTGGGTCGGGTTTAAGAACCTCGCGGTCGGTGTAAAAGGTTCCGACCTTGTTCTTCGTCACCTCGCGGCCGGATCGCTCGGAGGTGTATTTGTCATGGATGACCTGGGCCCAGCAACGCAGCCCCATCGGATTGATCCAGGGCACTCCCAGCTCCTCGGCTTTGTCCTCGAGGAAGTGAAACGACTGGCCTTTCTTAAGGCTTCGGATGCCGGCTGATTTCAGGAACGTATCGATTTTCCATAACGTCGATTCATGGTCGATCAAGACTTCCTTGAGCTTGGACTTTGTCCCCTCAATGTTGAACACGATATTGTAGCGTTCAGCACCGGAGGTCTTTTTCCCGCTGGAAAAGTCCATGGTGAATTCGTACACGCAAAGGATGTAATCGCCTTCGGGCACGACCTCATAGGCGGATTGGGAATCTTGGAAAACTGGCATGGTTACTTGTCTTTCTTTTTGGAGGTTCTTTCGGTGACGAGAAAAGAGGACGGGGCCTTGCGTTGCATGATCGCGCCCAACTTCTGCTCGAGTTCGCGTTCGGCCGCTTTCTTGGCCATCCCATGGAATGCGGCGTAAGTGTCAAAGAGAATCCTGGGCTTAACCGCGCAGGCCTTGATGAATTCGTCTTGCGGCAAAGTGCTGGATTTGAACGCTGCCGAAACGTCATCGATGAACCGGTTTCCTTGCCGGTTTTGGATCGCAAAGCCAGTGGGCACCATGCCCTGCTTGATCGCCATTTCTTTGGCGTGATATTCGACCGACTCGCACCAATCAGCCAGCGTTCTGGCAATCCGTAATGCCATGCCCATTTGCTCGGCGGTCTTTATTTCCGAAGAGTGCCATTGCGGCAGGTTCCATTCTGGGTTACTGGCCAGGGCGATGTTCACCTGCTGGATCAGTGCCTCGCACTTGTCCGGTCGCTTGGCGCACCATCCGCAATATTCGCATGGTATAGGAGCTGCCCAGGCTGACTCTACGTTCGCGATGATTTCGCGGATGCAGTCCCAGGCTGACTCCTTGGTCCATTTGTGCTTTCGCACGGTTTGGGTGCTCCCGAAAAGGAGGTGGGTTCTGATTTCGGTGATCGCCTCTTGGCTATCCAAAATCATGTAAGCATAGGCTGCCATTTGGGGACGGTAGTCTCGAGGCCTCCACTTAAGGTCAAAGACCTCTGGTCCGATTACTACGTCCGGTGTGCCTCTGATCGGCAGGCCGTTTGGTAGCACCCCCTCTTGCATGGTTTCGATGATGGTCGGATGATCGAGTTTGGGGCCATTGATATCGATGTATTCAAGTGCCCACTCCAGGTCTTCCCTGAAGTTTTCGTTCACCTCCTCGAGCACCTTTTTGTTGCCTTTCAGGTACTCGGCCAGGACGTTGTGGCGTTTTTTGCCCTCATCCGTGTACTCGCTCGGTGCGCCTTCAAACTTGGGGCACTGGGCGAGCATGGGCAATGCGGACGGTCTATATCTGCTTGCTGTGGGTTTGAGTTTGTTCATGGTTCGATTGATTCGATGGCTCGCATGAAAGCCATCTTTTGGGTTAGTACTTTTTTCGCTTTGGCGGGGCTTAGGGTTGGAAGTGTCTTCTGGAGGTGGGCTCCAGCCTGGGCTTCGGTCTTGAGCTCCTTGCTCGCAGGCTCGATCCATTGGTTCTCAATCATCCAATTGGCAACCTTAACGAAGTTGCCTTGCATGATGTGGCCCATCTGATCGACCAGGTCGGGGCTCAGGGTTTCTGCCTCGGGCCCGGGCCCAGGTTCGACCGAGGGTGCCGGCTCGGCGGCCGCTTCCGGCTCGATGGTCTTTTGCGGTGGAGGGATCGGTTCGTCCCCGTCGTCACCAGGCTCGATGGTCGGCTTGGCCTTCTTTGCCTTCTTGGGTTTTGGCGTCGCCGGCGCGAGGCCTTGATCGGCCAGCTCCTCCTCCTCGGTTTTGATTTCCTTGGGTTTCTCGGGTTCCACGACCTCGGCATCGACAACCTTGCCGGTTGCCTGCGCGGTCGGCTTCGAGGGCTCGGATTGACCGAGATCAAGTCCCGGCTCGGCGGTCACGGTTGTGACTCCCTCGTCTTCTTCGCTGCCAGCCCAGACTTCAGGCGCGAGCATTCCAACGGCCGTTGTGATGACCCGGGCGCGGAGCATGTTGGCTGGTGTCTTTTCCCAGCCAGAATCCTTTTTGACCAGGCCTTGGCGTTTCGCATCTTCGATGCTGAAGCTGACCTCGATCGTGTTTCCCTCAAAGGTGAATTCGGCCGTGGCTTTCTTGCCGTCAAAGCCACCGTCGATCCATTTGTGCCTGCCTCCAAGCCGGCGGAAGTCGGCCAGGACGGTGCTGGACTTCTTGGAGATCTTGCCGTCGATCAGGTGGTACCTGGCGGCGACCTCATCGGGTGTCATGTTCTTGGTCATGCACACCATGGCCAGCACCTTGCCCTGCTCGGTTCTGGTGCAGCCAAACATGCCTGACCTGGTGAAGAATTCGCCCACTCGGTCGATAGCGGCCAGCGGGTCTTCCATTTTCTTGTAGATTGCGATTTCGTTCATAGTCGTTGGGAGTAGGAGTCGGTTCCGAGGGCGTTTTGCCCCCTCGATTGAGGTTCACAGATCCACCTGTGAATTATTCGGAGGATTTCCCCTGGTTGAGTGCCTTTAGGACAGTCGGCCAGTGAAAGCGTTTGATCTGATGCCCCATGTCGATGACTGGGATTTTGCCCTCCCGCACTTTGCGGCGAAGGGTCGATTCAGAAATTCCCATCCGTTCTGCAGTCTCTCCATAAGACAGCAGTCGGTCCTCGTTCGGTTGGTTGGTTTGATCCGTCATGGCTTTAGATTTTGAACCTCTGGGTACTTGGCAGCAAGCGCATCGAGGAGGATCCAGGTGTGGGTTCTACCACTCTCCTTTTTCTTCCTTTCAAGCCAGCGGCAGATCTTGGGTGGGAATCGAAAACTCTTGGTTTCGGTCTTGGGTTTTCTCGGCATAGGGCTCGAATTACAGCCCCCTATTTTCAGGCTGACAAGTCGGGAAGTAATGATTTGGCTTGCTTTGTATATACACTTCCAGGCAAGGTCTTTGGGTGGCGGAAGTTCCGCCGCGAAAATAGTTATTAACAGTCAAAACCACAGTTATGCGAATAAGTTGTGAACAGTGCGGGAAGGAATTCCAGAAGCGCACTAAAAAGGAGGCCGAAATGGCCATTCGGATGCACGTAGGACGAGTGCATGGAAACATCAAAAACGGTGGCACCAATTTGCACCAGGATGCACCAACTGTCACCACCGGCAGAAAACCGCTCACCGAAGAACAGAAGGAACGTCGCCGGCAATACCAGCGCGATCGGAGGGCTCAGCTAAAATCAGGCAGACTTCCCCGTCGTCGCATCGACGTGTTCCAAAATGGTCATTCGGTTGAATTGCACCATTGCCCTCGATGCGGTCTGGATCTAGACAAACTGGCCATTGCCATGATGGCGGCAGCGAAGGTGTGAACAAGGTGTGAGTATGCCAAAAAGCAAAAGCCAGAAGTCTGGCAATGGCAAGGCTAACCGGCATCAGATCAGGTTCCCAATAACTCGGGAAACTGCCACATTCGAGAAGGCTGTGGAAGAGGTCCGATGCGTGGTATTGGCTAGGGCAGGGGTGAGCACCAAGCGCATTTCCGAGATTTTGCGTATTAGCAAAAGCAAGGTCCAGTATCGGATCTGGAAGGGCGAGGCTATTGGTGCCAGGGCTAGATTCCGAAATGGCGAAAGCTGGGAAACGGAAGTTGCTGTTCGAGCGATCCAGCGAAAAGTCATTCAGGAGATCTCAGAAACGGTCACACCGAAGTACCTCTAGGCGGCATTCCTAGTTGTTTTCGGGCCCAATCGATTGCCTGGGCCAGGTTTGAAGACACCAGGCATGGAACTTTGGATTTTTCCATCCATGCTTGAATGGTCGTTTTCTGTTCATCGGTCAGCTTGCCGTGGGGGCCTTTGAGTTCGATCGCGCAGCCTCGGCCGTTCCAGAGCAGGACAAAGTCAGGGGTGCCTTTCTTTGTCGTGGACTTCTTGTCGGTGCGGCTGTGGACGATCGCAATGTCGGCCACGTTGCAATAGGCCTCGAGCTGCCGGTGCATTTCCAGTTCCTCTTTGCGGTCCTGCTTTTCGAGGGCTTCGTCAACCGTGGGTGTTTTGAGCTCCTTGCGGACCCGGGGCTCCATGCACCGCCGGATGTTCTCGGGAAGATTCTTCGGATCCAGTTTACTCATGGCCTCAACGACAGATCATGTCGCAATGACTGTTATACCCCTCATCGTGATGATGCACCACCTGCTGGCTAAGGTAGCCCAAATTCGCCAGCATTTTGCGGGTTATTTCAGGGGTCGCGCCAAAACGCTTTAGTCCATTGACGTTGAGTTCGATGTGGATAATCGGATGAAACCGCCTGATGGTTTCAGCGGCCCCCTCGAGCACCTTCAGCTCAAAGCCTTCCACGTCGATCTTGAGGACGTCGAGCCGTTCCACGTTCAGGTCATCGAGGCGGATGCTGTAACGCTGGCCAGGTAGCAGTGATTGGCCGCCCATGTTCCCGGTTTTATTGGAGAGGTCGAACCTGGTGCCGTCACCGATTGCGAGATTGTAGCAAAAGGCTCTAGGGCAGTTGTGGAGAAGGCAGACAAACATATCCGGCTTAGGCTCGAAGGCGTGGACCTCGCATTGTCGATCGAGAAAAACCGGGGCTGTGTCGCCAATGAATGCGCCAATATCAAATACAACTGACCCGGGTTTAAGCTCATTCCAAACTTTGAGTCCGGTGAAAGCCGGATTCCAGGCCAGCTTGCCTGTTTTGCGAATGTGCTTGCAGGCGGATGTGTCTTTCCTGGGAATCAAAAGGCCGTGGATCTCTTCGAGGTCGAGCAGGGAGTTAAGACTCATATTCCGATGCTGCGGGGATTGTGCCCGAAACTCAACATCCAATCCCTGGCGACACTGATATTGAGGAGCTGGCTCGGTATCCTCCTGCGATTTTGTGGGTTCTCCCAGACCGATGCATGTCGCTCATGATAGATCAGGTTGTGCAGGGTGACGTTCTGTTTTGGGTGCGTCATTTCGATGAGGATCCGCAAAACCGAGTCCCAGGCCTCGCGGCCGAGGAGCATGTCTGGAAAGTCTGGGCCGTTTTCGAGCCACCATCCAACCCTGAAAGCGTAGAAGTCACTGCCGCAATATGGGTAGCCCCTCTTGATCTGGTCATCTGGAATTGGCTCAGTGAATTTGTGGAAATCCCGGCGAAAGCAATAGGCGGCATCGATGCTCTGAAAAGCCATGACCACCTTGAAGCTGCAGGCCTCCGCAACGCAGATGTCTGAGTTGGTGAATACGATGATGTCTTCAGGCTTTTTGCCGGCGACTCCTTTGGCTATTAGATCCCTGACATAGGGCACCTGGCCCATGTGATCCCTGTAGCATCTGACCTCGTCATCAGTGATTGGTATTTCTTCCCATGGTTGCTTTGACCAGGTGATTTGAGCCAGACGCATTCTCCTGGCCGTATTAGGATCCTTCGGTTTGTAGGTGGAATAAACGTGATAGATCATAGCCACTTCTCTACGGTTTCCACGATGGCGGCCAGTGATCCCATGAATCGCGAGTACTTCACTTCTAGAACGCAATTGCCTCTTGGACTGCTAGTGCACCAACCGTCGACGGTGAGTGCAATGTAGGGTTTGGGAGATCCATGGGCGAGGTGCAACGTGGCGGTGTCGGTCGTGATCATACCAATGGCTGCATCGATCGGGCCCAGCAGGTCAAAGATGCGGTGGCACCGGATCCGACTCATGTCGATGATTGCCACCTGGGTCATTAGGTGCTTGAGGGCTGAGAAGATTTTTGGGCCATGAGGAAACGGACTGGAGACTCCAAGGGTATTGACCAGGATGTAAGGCTTGCCGTTGGTCCTGGGTATGGCTGCCTTTTCTCGTTCAGAGTTGCGCCGATCGAAAACCAGCGGAAGTTCCCGAAACAGGTGAAGCGGTACCCCCGTGCGATCCAGCATCGATGTCATGAAGTTTGGCCATTGCTTCAGATTGATTCCCCACTGGTGCCCATGGCATTGGAGCACGGTGTGCCCTCCGAATCTCTCGTCTGCCCATGCCCGGGCCCGGGGCATCCCCATGAACCAATGAACCGGCAGCGAGAACCGCTCTACATAGGAAACCCCATCCAGCACTGAGCCGTAATCTTTCGACACGATCATTTTGGGTCGGACTCCGGTCGTGTCGTAGAGATACTTCATTGCCGGCAGCAGTAGGATGATGTCCCCGAAGCGGCCCAGCTGGATGAACGGTTTGTCCAGGTTGACTTTGGTCACCACCCCGAGCTGCCGGCGCAGGAGCTCGATCAAGTTGCCGTCTTTGGTCCGGTGGAAAAGGACCGCATCCTTGCGCAGGTAGTTCAAATCGAAAACCTCTGTCCTCGGGATCCCACGTTCTGCGAATGTTGGCGGATTGCCCACCTCACCCCAAAGATGCTGAAACAGGTTGCTGTGGGTCGCCTTCGGCACCAGGACTTGTGCCGTAGAAATATCGAAAGCCATGTCGGGTCTTTTACGGACATAAGCCGCGACCTCATCGAAGGCATTGGCCGGGTAAACCCCAACGCCGGTGAAGTGGCTTGGAGGCAAGTCTGGCTTGTTGCATGGCACCACCTGGCCGAAGTAAATGGCTCCTTTGGCGCGGTAGTGGATATCGATCTTGTCCAGCCAACCCGGGCAGAGTGGCACTGCATCAGGCTCCAAAAAGAGCCAGTGCATGTGGTGCGACCTTGCTACCTCTGCAGCTCGAAGGAAGAGTTCGTTGGGGCCTTGCGGCCAGCCATTGACCGACTTGGCGGTCGTTGAGACTTCGACGCAGTGGAAGGATTTCTGCGCTTCCTGCTGGAGGTCAAAGATCGCCGGGGCCGACGTGGCTGCATCGGCCACAATGATGGCGGAATGATCCTTGCATCCACCGAGCTGGTGGATCCATTTCAGCAGGTTAAGCAGTCGAGGGACGTCCTTTGTGTAGACTGGCAGGACACACAGCATGGCGGTTTGAGTCCTTACTCCTCCTCATGCAAAATCCAGCATCGTTCGTCCAGCCTGCTCGAGGCCTCAACTGTGATGTGCTTTTTGACGATGTGAAGCGGGGCCCAGACTTTGGCTTTCAGTGGGCAATCGCAGGCTTTGCACACTTTGAGCTTATCGTCTTGGGAGGTGTGCATGTTCAAGTCGTTTAGGGCAGAAAAGATCGCCTTGATCTCAGCCACGGCCTTTCCGGTAAACCACGCGAAGACTCCTTTCTTCTGATCGTTTTGGGGGCAGGTGGCGCAGATTCCGGCGCGATTTTCTGCAAGGGTTTTACCGACCGGCTTGCCTTCGCCAAACCAATCGATCCAGATTTTGATCCCAGCTCCTGCGTTCTTGAGGAACCTAGCTCCTCCCGCAACATCGCCTGCCCCTGCGCGGAGGGATCGACTCGGCAGGGGCACTGTAAAAGACGGCGGCACGGTTAGATTTGCACACCAGGAAGGGTTGTCGTTCAACCTGGCACAAGTGAAGTCATCGAGTTGCTGGGCCACAACATCGGGATCGGTCGAGAGCCGATGCTGCTTGTTGGCAAGTCGGTGCTGGATGATACGCGCAACTACCTGCTGGAAAGTCAAACCTACTGGTGCTTTCCACCCTGTAGCCGGCTCGAAGTATTGCCACCCTCCAGGTGGCCACATTGTTCTCGACTTGAGCATGACCAGGGTTAGCCCAAATGGGCAGAGATTTGCAAGCGTTCAAATGTGTTGCCGTCTATGCTGATCAGAAGTAGTGTTCAGCTGTGAAGATGGAAGGCATACATATGGCAGTGACGAAGGTTGGCGAGCTGGGAAAGCCTGGTTCTCCTAATCACGCCGTGGAGTACGAGGCCAGGGTGTCTCGCCGCCAGCTTTTCAGGTTTGTTGTGCCCTTTTTGGTTGCATCGGTAGGCATTGGTGCGGAAAAGGTGGTGCAGAATGATACCTACGATCAGCTGGATGACGGTCAATCCCGATAACCTGGCCGAGCAGGTTTGCCGCCCCACAACCTACTTCAAAGAGCTCGCCGATGTGGAGGTTTTGCCCAATGACGTGGAGGATCTGGACATATTCGGCGAGAAAGCGGCCATCTTCGGTGGCAGCGGCCTTTTCTACCCAGACACGGCAGAAGTGCTCCGAAAAGCACTGAACCGGAAGAACCATCCAATGGTCTTATGGGGAGTCGGGGCCAACGATCACCTCGAGCACCTGGTCAAATGGCCAGAGTGGACCAAGGAGTTTGACCTCATCGGCCTGCGCGATTTTGGCAATCCGTGGGATTACGTCCCGTGCCCGAGTTGCATGAGTCCGCTTTTCGATGAGGCCCGGGATACCGCGCCGAGTCATGACGTGGTGGTCTACGAGCATCCACTCTGCCAGATCAAGGAGATCAAAGGCCGAGCCAAGATGAACAACAAACATCCGGCCGAGAAATACCGGGAGGTGCTGATGTTCCTGGCTTCGGGTAAAACCGTCGTGACCAGCTCCTACCACGGGGTTTACTGGGCGATGCTCCTGGCCAGGAAGGTGCTTTGCTGGAAACCGTTCTCGTCAAAATTCTACAGCTTGGAGCCCCTCCACTATCGGGTGAACGAGCAAAACTGGTACAAGGTCCATTCGACTATGAGGGCTCCTGCGCAGGTCTATGACTACCTGGAACGATGCAGACAGCATAATGTGCTGTTTGCCCAGAAGGTGTTCAAATTGCTCAAGATGTGAGTTTCCTGGCAACAAAGAACCCGTTGGAAACTTCCGGTTCGTATTTGGTCATCCGACCGGACCAACCGGGGAACTTGTTGTCCAGCAGTCCCAGCAGTTTGAGCGCATCGACTACCGCGACCTGGAGCGGCATGGATTCATGATCCTTGCTGGCATGGTGTTGGGGCACATGTTGGAAGGCTGGATTGATATCGTGAAATAGCGCATACCCGCCAGGAGTGACCAGGGATTGGTAGCAAAGGAAATCCATGCAGGCATGAGTCAGACAATGGCAACCATCGATGAGCACCAGGTCAAATTGCTGGTAGTCGTAGACCTGGGCCCGGGCAGCGATCGAGTCGGCCTTGATGATTCTGCAGGCACCATCGAAGGGCGGTTTGAGTTCGGATTCGGAACCCACTCCGTTTTCGATTCCAGTGTACGCAATCGGTGTTCCTTTGCTTTTCAGGAAGTCGCGCATCGACCTGGCAGTGTTCCCGTTCCAGACACCAATCTCGAGAATCGTGACCGCCAGACCGGCCACTCGGGCCTCCACAATGTCGGTCAAAATGCGCTCGAGGATTTCGATATCGGTCTTGCTGAGTAGGCCGTAAGTTGAGGGCATACGGCCGTTATGGGCTTGAAACGGACGGTCTTCAAGCCAATATGGGATTCCAGTGAACAGACAACTTAGGATTGATTGGATTAAGCCATGAACTTTTCGACTGCCTCCTACGTGGATCAGATAGTCCAAGAAATGCGCCAGGCTGACTTCCCCCGGGCGACAAATCGGGCACTTATCGACAGACTTTTTAACGGGTTCCCGCCCTGGACCAACGAAGAAGCCGAGTCGGCCAGGATCAATACAAACGTCAATTTCTTGGATGCCCCCAAGCTCGGTGCCGATGCCAGGCGCAGCTATTACAACGCTTACATCAAGCCGGCACATTACTTCACCCTGACTTTGAACTATGGGCCCAGCCGAATGCGGGGCACCTGGGGCGCGATCGTAACCGATGAGATTAATCGGATCCTCAAGAATTCCCTGGTCTACTTTGAGATGGTTCGATCCCAAATGGCGGCCACGGTTCTGCACGGGATTGGTCCGGTTCACTGGGCGGATAAATACAGATGGAAACCACGGCCGCTCGAAATCGCGGATTTGCTCATCCCGTCGAACACGCTCTTATCGATGGAGAACCTGAACCACTTCGCGATCTTCCGGCAATACACTGCCTATGAAATGTCGGACATGATCGAGCGCAAGCATGTGGATCCAGGCTGGAACACAGAGCTGGCCAGGAAGGCGGTTAAGTGGTGCGTGGCGCAACCAACCGGACAGATCACTGATTGGGATTCACTGCGACCCGAGAAGCTGGTGGAGCAGATCAAGCAGGACGGGGTCTACTATTCATCCGACGTGGTTCCTACTATTGACACCTGGGACTTCTACTTCTATTCGACCGAAGGCAAGAATCACGGCTGGCGCAGACGCATGATTTTGGACACTCCCCCGAGGGGCGAAATCAATGATAGCAAGATCACACTGCAAAAGCTCGGCCTGGACACGCAGCAGTGGTTATACAATGGCAAAAACAGGATCTATGCGAATCAATTGAACGAGATCCTACACTTTCAGTTTGGCGATCTCAGTCCGAAGTCTCCGTTCAAGTATCATAGCGTCCGATCACTTGGCTGGCTGATTTACGCAGTATGCAACCTTCAGAATCGACTGCGCTGTAAGGTCAATGATGCGACCTTCGAGAACCTACTCAACTACTTCCGAGTCTCCAATGCTGATGATGCAGAGAGGTTGACTAAGATCGATCTACATAACTATGGGGTGGTGCCCGAGGGTGTAGACTTCGTCAATCAGAATGATAGGTGGCAGATCAATCACAACCTGGTCATGGGCACCATGGCCGACAACCGGCAGCAAATGAATGAAGCGGCCGCGCAATTCCGAGAAGGCAGGGACACGGGGGTTCAAAAGGAAAAGACAGCTACGGAGATCATGGCGGAAGTCAACGCCGCTAATGCTTTGGTGGGAACCATGCTCTCCCTTTCCTATACCTATCAAAAGCAGCAATACCTCGAGATCGTGCGCCGGTTCATGAAAAAGAATTCGGATGATCCCGAGGTCCGAAAATTCAGACTGCGTTGTTTGAAGCAGGAAGTCCCTCCTCAGTACCTCGATGCCGATTACTGGGACGTTGACCCCGAGCAAGTCCTGGGATCAGGCAACAAGATGCTGCAAGTGGCCATGGCTGACAAACTCATGGCCGTGCGGCCGCTTTTGGACCCCGATGCTCAGCGCGACGTCTTGCGCATGTATGTTCAGGCGAACAGCGACGATCCACGACTGGCGACCAGGTGGATTCCCAACAAGCCGATTTTGGTTACCGAAACCGTGCACGATGCCGAATTGATGGTTGGATCCCTCATGGCTGGTGTCCAGGTCAGGCCGCGCCGGGGCCAGGATCCCGCGCAGATGGTTATGGCTTTGATCAATGCTCTCAACCAGGTCATGCGAAAAATCCAGGTTACCACGGGAACGCCGACCATGGGCGAGCTGGCCGGCTTGGCCAACTTCGGGGTGACGATCCAGAAGTACATGGCGGTCGCTGCCCAGGACGAGGCCAACAAGCAGCTCATCGAGGCCGCTACCATCCAGCTCGATCAAATCGGGCAGCAACTGCAGAAGTGGTTCCAGGCGGTCCAGCAGCAGGCTCAGCAGAACGGCCAGGGAACCGATCCCAAGGTCCAACGGGAACTGGCTCTCACCCAGGCCAAGGTCCAGGGGTTGCAGATCCAGGCCCAGTCCAAGGCTCAGATCGAGGAGCAGAAGAATCAGCAGCGGCTGCGTCAAAGCGAGGAGCGGTTCCAGCAGGGGCAACGACTGAAGGAGGAGGAACACCTCGGC